AAAGATTCGCCGTACTCGTCTGAAACATCAGACGATTCGCAATTGTCGCGTTGGTGAAATCCCCCGTGATCCGTTGCGCGGTGCTGGAGAAGGTCAGGTTGCCCGACGACAGCGTGGCGGCGGTGGCGCTGATCGCGCGGCCGGCGGTGAGGTCGCTGACGGCGACTTTGCTGGTGGTGCCGGATTGAACGACGGCAACAACCTCAGTGCCTGACAACGGCGTGGTAGCCGCAGGCAGCGAGGTGATCGGAACGGGAGTAATTGCGCGCAGAGCCATGTTCAGTTCCTCAAAATGTGACGGGTGCTGACTTACAGCCCCTCGCCGGGCGTGACCTCAAAGGCGCCAGCTGCGTCTGCCTTGAAAAATGCATTGGCAGGCAAGCCGCCAACGACCTCAACCGAGTTGGGCAGAAAACCGAGCGTGCTGTTGCTCGGCACGCCTGCGGTCGGCGCGGTGACCGTGATTGACGGTGCGGCGCCGCCCAAGGGCGCGGCGGGCGCCCATGAGATGTACTGCGCCGAGGCCGAAACGTTGCGGATTCTGTATGCCGTCGGGCCGGTGGCGCGCGGGCCGCTGCCGACTTGCACTTCGGTCAAGCCGACCAGCACGGTGGCGCCAAAAGGGGTGAATGCTCCGTTGTTCACGATTGCTCGCCTTTCATCGCCGCAGCGTCAGCGTGCAGATCGCCGCCTGGCTGCTGGCGCAGGTAGATGTGGAAGTTGCCCGGATAGTCCTTGCCGTCGGCGCCGTGGTGCGTGAGGTTCAAATCCGGCACAAGCCAGATGTCACCGCCCAGCGCCTCCCAGCGCCGGCAGAAGGCGTAATCCTCGCCCCACCAGACGCCCTGATGCGCGCCGTGGTTGAACAGATCCACGCTCAGTCGGTATCGCTCGCCGTAACACAGCTCGGGGTGCGCCTGCATGAACCGATCCACGGCCTTCGTGGTGATCTTCAGGAACCCCGCAGGCACCAGACGGGCCTTGATTGCGCCGTCTTCGCGCACCACAGGATGCCCAGCGGCGTCGCTGTGGATCGTGCCCATGTAGGACACATCATCGGCGTCGGGATACTTGAACCGATAGGTGCCAGCCACGACATCGCCTGGCGTGTTGATGAGCGTCATCAGGTCGCGCGGCCGCCAGCTCAGGTCGTGGTCGATGAACACGATCACATCGGCCTTGGCGTCCAGCGCCTTGCGCAGCATCGTGGCTCGAGCGGCCGAGATGTACGGATTGCCGACCTCGCTGACCATCGCGTCATCCCACCCGGCGGCCTGGATGAGCGGCACAGACGCCTCAAGCGCGTCCAGACATTGCTGGTAGGGGCGCTTGATCGTCGGCAAGCAGAACACGACCTTCTTCTTTGCGTCGGACATGGCGCCCTTTTGAGAATCTTTGGCGCGGAGTCCAAAAGCCCCGCGCCGGCCGCCCTTTCGGACAGCATGAACAGCCGGCCAGCAGTTACGCCGGCCGGCCTGCGGCCATCAGGCCGCGCCCTTCCACAGGCCGAGGCCCGTCAGGCAGGCTGCCACTTCAGCGTTGAACGCCGCTTGGTTGCTCACCGCAGACGCCCAGCTCGTCGCCGAGACAAGGGACGCGGCTTGCACGGCTGCCGCGCGTTGCGTGGCCGGCGTGATGCCGTAGAAACCCATCTTGCCCGTCGCGGTGCCCAGCAGGACGCCATCGGCGGCGTTGCCTTGGAACAGGTAGAGCTCGGTGGTGGTGCTATTCGGTGCGGCCATCTTGTGGTCCTCCTATGTCAGTTGCGTCAGGCGGCCACGCGGCAGGCAAGCTCGGGATAGAGCGGTGCCCAGCCGTAGAGCACATCCAGACGGGTCGGGATGCTGTCGTTGTTGATCGTGTACTGGCGCACGACGCGGATCGAGAGGCCCAGCTCCTTGTCCGACGCGCGGCCGGCGAAGTGGACGCCGTCGGGCATCTCGAGATCGGCCATCGCCAGCGTGAACGCATTGCGGTGCATCACGATGTTCTGCGGCGACACGGTGCCCACAGCCGAAGTGCCGATGCTGAACGGGGTGACCGTCGCGGTGGCCGAGGTCGTCGGGATCGTCACGTTCTGGAACTGGCCCGCCGTGATGATCGCAGGCGACACGGACACCGAAATCGTCGAGGATCCCGTGCCGGTCACCGTCGAATTTACGACGAAGTTGCGCAGACGGTTCGACCCGTAGGCTTGGCGGTTCTGCGGGTTCACCGCGAACACGTTGCCGATGGTGATGACGTCACCCGCGCGCAGCGTCAGACCACCACCGTGCGTCAGGGTGATGGTCGACGACGATGCCCAGCCCGAGGAGATGCCGATGGAGGTCGTGTTCGCCGTCAGCGTCGAAGCGGTCGTGGTCCAGGCGCCGAAGGTCTGCGCCCCGACGTTCTGATCCATCTTCCACTTCATGCCGGCGCTGTCCACGCCCATCAGGCCCTTCTCAAACTGGTCGGAAACCTGCTTGGCGGGGTTAAAAAGGCCCTTCAGGCTGTCCACGATGGTCGCCGAGGTGAACGGCTCGACCAGGCACGAACGCCGGCCGTCGCGCGGGGCGCCTTCGGCGTCCAGATACGCCTGCGCCGTCAAGTACGTCAGCAGCGAGGTCGGCGGGGTGCCGGCCGTGCCCACGATGTTGGCGGTCTTCAGGCGGGCCATGCCCAAGCCGTCGTAGTCGATCTTGTTGGCGATCGCGGCCACGGCGGGCTTGAGCACGCGGTCGCTGAACATGTCCAGCGACAGGGCCAGATCCTGCGTCGTGAACTGCGTGTCCACGTGGAACTGCGTGTCGAGCGTAACGGGCACGCTCGTCTCGTTGAAGTCTTCCACGTTCAGGTTCGGTCCGGTCGTGCCGATGAAACGGCCCGGACGACGCACGTTGACCGTCGCGCCGATCTTGGCGCCCACCACGGCGAACTGGTCGTCGTAGTTGCGGTCCACCTCACCCGTGAAGGTGAGTTCGTTCTCGAGGACCATCAAGGCCTCGTTGGTGATCTTGCTGATGGTGAGCAAGGTGTTGCTCATGGCGATTCCTCTCGGTGTGTGTGATAAATCTCAGCCTGCGGCTTCGATTCACTTGATCTTGCCGGCCCTGCGCATCTGCTTCCACTGTTGGTAACTGCCCCGAAATTCTCCGGTGCTGTCCACCTCAGCGGCAGCGCCCGCTGCCACGGCCTTGATGGGGGTGATCGGGGCGGCTGCGCGCGGCCTGAGCACGGCGGCCACAGGTGCAGGCGCGGGCGCCTCGGTCGTGTTAGGTCTGCCGGCCTCGAACCGGCCTTCCAGCTTGCCGATCTCGCGCAGTTGCGCGGCGACCGTCATGCCGGCGAGTTTTTTGCCCAGTTCCGGGTTCTCTGCAAGGTGGTACAGAATCCTCGGCCCGACCTCGGACTCAAGGATGGCGTCGCGCACGGCATCGGTGACCTGAACCTCCGAGGAGGTCACCATGTCACCAAAGTCGGGCATCTCGGCCTTGGCCTTCGTCACGCGGTCAGCCCAAGCGGTGATGACCTGCTGGCGCGTTTCGTTGGCCTTGCGATCTGCTTCTTCGGCCTTGACGCGCTTGACCGCCTGGTCGGATGACCACTTGGCAAGCGCTCTCGCGTACTCAAAAGCATCGCTGAAGTCACCCGGCTGCGGCTCGGCGTCTGCCTGCGCGACCTGCGCGGGCTGGGCCGGCTCTGCGGCAGGCGCCTGTCCCTGTTGCAGCGCCTGGAGTTTCGCCTCCAGCTCTCGGACTCGGGCGGCCTCGGCTTCGGCTTTCGCCTCGGCTTCCTTGCGCGCCTTCGTCAGATCGCTGAAACGTCGCTCCAGCTTCGGATTGGGCCTTCTCTCGGGTTCGGGCTGCGCTTCCGCTTCGGTCTGCTCGGGTGCCGGCTCACTCTGGGCCTGCGCTTCGGCGGCCGGTTCCGGGGTCGGATCGGCTGCGGGCGGCGTCGGCTCAGCTAAGCCCATGCGCTTGAGCTGAAATTCGGCCAGATTGTCGCTCGTCACGACATGCTGGGCCTGGGGACGTTCTGCGGTTGCTGCTTCTGTCATCGGTTGTCCGAAGGATTTGCCGGCATATCCTGCCGTGGGATTTCAATATGGTACGACAGATTCTTTCACTGTCAATTTACTGGCGAATGATGAACGGATTGCCGGTGTCGCCGACATCCTGCTCGGCATACACGGCAGACGCCGCGAGCTCAATGTCTCTGCGCTGAATCTCTGCCCGCAGCGCGCTCAGATCGACGCCGGCGAGGATCAGCTTGGTCATCGCATCCAGTTCGGCCTTGTTCTGACCGGCGATGGCTTGCACCGCAGTCTGGTTGGCCCGCGCCTCGTTGATCGTGTCGGTGTTGTGCGCCCTGCTGGTGAGCTGCATCAGCATGCGGCGGTCAGCGCCCTCTTGCTTGATGCCCTCGACATCCTGGCGCGTCTTGATCGCCATCTGCATGGCCTGCAGCTGCTGCTGCATGTCCTCAATCATCGCCTTCGACTGCGCAAGCTGCATCTGCACCTGGGGCGGGACATCGGATTTCTCGTCAATCTGCGCCAGCGGGTTCACCGCAGCCAGCCGGTCTGCGATGACCTCGGCGCCGGGAAAGTCCATGTTGCGGAACACCAGATCGCCAGCGGCCTGGAACAGTTGCTCGTTCGCGCCCAGCAGCGGCAGCATGGCTTCGACTGCCTGCATGCGCTTGCTCTGGTAGCCCGGTCCGGTGTCCATCACCACATCGAACTCGCCCACGGTGACATCGTTGACGACCTTGAATGCGCCCATCGCTTCCTGCACGCGCTCATTGATCGTCACCAGATCGGGCTGGCCGTCGGTGCCGATGATGCGCATGACGCGCTGCTCGCTGTAGACGTAGGGCACGAGGTCCAGAATGATCTTGCCCGTGTGCCGGATGCTGCGCGTCAGGTTGTCGTAGAAATGGAAGTTCGTCATGTCGATCTGCTGCTGCTGACCGGACAACGCCTTCCCTGAGATATTCCCCGTGGGCAGTTGCGACGGGTCCATGATGCCGATGACCGTCTGCAGGTCGAACGCGACTGTCTCTGCCGCAGCCAGCACGCCAGATGGAGGCGGTTCGGGCTGCAGGCGGGTCGGGGGCGGCGCCTGGCGCCCCTCGATGTCGGTCTGCTTGTAGCGCAACACCGGGGCCGAGCGCGTGTTCGCCTGCGCCCACTCGGTCTCATGGCCCTCATCTTGGCCCTCGGCGAGCAGCCACTTGGCCTTCGGCGCAAGCGCGACACTCTCGGTCATGCTGGTGCGCCAGAAGTTGTACATCCGCTGCGGGTCTTTGGCGTAGCGCACCAAGCCGATCTTCTTGCGCTTGTCCTCGACCGTCAGGCGCATGCCGTAGACGGGCACGACGGGGATGTAACGCCCGTCGAGATCGCGCTCCTCGAGCACCTGCAGCGCGGTGAGCTTGCACCACTTGAGCTGCTTCTTGACCGACGGCCGGCGCGCGACAATGTACACGCCGTCCTGCAGCATGACCTCCTCGCTCGGGGCCTCGCTGGCGAACACGCGCGTGCCATCGGACAGCAGCAGCAGCTGGTCGGCCTTGCGCTCAAAGTGGAAGTATTCGGCCACGCGGATGTCCTCGCGCATGATCCACTCGGCGTTCGCATCTCCCGTGCTGCGAGCTAGGAATCCGGTGCCGTCATCCGCGTCGGGGTACATCGCGCGGAACTCGGTCTTCGACATCACGCTGGTCACCAGGCACTGCTCGGCGTCGCTGCCGTCAGGCGCGGTGCTGTGCGGGTCGAAATACACGGTGAACGGGTTGTCGATGGGCTGGATGAAAATTTCCTGCTCAAACGAGTCCTCGCGCACATAGTCCGTCACGATGCGCCAGTAACCCCAGCCCATCCGCACGGCGTACTCAAAGGCGTGGTCGTAGGCCGCGTCGGCGTTGCTGTTGACCTCGATGTGCCGCGTGATGCCCTCGAGCACCTGGGCCACCTTCGCGTCGGCCGCCGTGTTCGTCGGATGAACCTTGATGCGCGGGCGCTGCTGGCGCTGTTGGTTGCAGACCTGGCGCACGTAAGCATCGACCTTGTTGATCGTCAGGCACGGCCTGGCCTCGAGGTTGCGCGAGTTCTGGAGCTCCACCGGCCACTGGTCGCCGGCTGAGAATTTCAGATCCTCGAGCGCCTCGCGGCGGTTCGCGCTGTCGGCTTCGGCCACCGTGCGCAGCAGTTTCATTGCGGCGCTGATGCGCGGGTCATCGCTCATGTCGGCGGTCTGGTAGGCCATCGTAGGCTCCTGTGTGTGGTTCGGTGGGCCGGATCAGCCCATCCAGGCGTGCGAGTCAGCGCGCACGAACTGCGGCTGCGGCACGCGGCGCTGCGCCCTGCGCGGCTCGCGGATCATCAGCCCGATGTAGCGGAATGCGTCTGCACCGTGGCTGTACTGGTCATGCAGCGGGTTGCGGCTGAACTGGCCCGTGTCGGGATCGACCTCATAGCGGTAGTGACGCAGGCAGTTCAGGCCCTCGCCGGCATTCTCGCGGTCGAACCAGCAGTTGGCGAAGATGGTGCGCGCTGCGTTGATGCTGTCGGCAACGGGCACCTTGGGCAAGATGGACACATGATGCCCAGCTGCGCGCACGATCTCCTCGATGCTGCGCCCGTTGGCGGCCAGCGTCTTGTTCTGCGCGTCGTGCGGCAGGTGCATCGTGTCGTAGACGTAGCCGAACTTCTGCAGCTCAGCCAAGTAATACGTGATGGTCTTCTGGCTGTCCTCGATGTACCGGATCAGCCGCGTTTCCATGCCAATGAACTGCACGAACCAGATCGCCGTCTGGTCGCTCCAGCCCAAGTCCCACACCGCATGCACAGGCTTGACGGGATCGTAGGGCACGCGCCCGATGCGGCCATCGATGTCGGCCATCTCGAGTTCGCGGGCGAAGATCGCGCCATCCACCGTCTGCCGGCAGACGCCTTCCCACACGGTTGCGTAGGCCGCAGGATCACGCGCTTTCAGCGCGTCTTTCTCGGCGCGCAGCGTTTCAGGAAACCACGGGTTGTCAGACCAGTTGATCTTCTGCACCACCGCGTTCGGCGGCGGGCTGACGACGAACCGCTGGTAGGTCTCGTCCTGCTCGAGCTCGGGGTTGAACGACACCCAGATTTCTGAGTGTTCCTTGCGGATGGTCGGGATGAGCACGTTCCAGCTCATGCGGCTGACGGTCTGCGCTTCCTCGACCCAGCAGATGTCCACGCCCTCAAACGACTTGATGTTGCTGATGTTGTTCTTCAGGCCCACGAAGAAGAACTCGCTGCCATTCAGACCGCGAATGCTGCTCTGCGTGACCTCAAACAGACCCATCATGCCCATCGCGGTGATCTGATCCACCAGCAGTTTGTGGACCGAATCGCGGATGCTGGTCTGAAACTCTCGAGCGCACAGGATGCGCACCGGGGCCTGGGCGGCTTTGATTAACAGCGCCCGAGCGATGCCCCAGGATTTCGCGCCGCCTCGCCCGCCATACAGCACGCGATAGCGCGACCGGGGCGGGTCGAACAGGCAGGACAGCTTTTCAGGGAAGACGGCCTGGGCTTCCATCGGCGACCTCGGGCGC